GGTTGAATTGCTTACCGGGGAGAGTGAAATCTGGCATATCACGACCTGCAATGTCGGACTGCTCGTAAAGCCCGCCGAGCTTGCTCCATTTCGTCATTCTTCGGATATGTGGCATATAGTCGGGGAGCCACGGAATAAGTGTCTGACCACGTTTGTTTCGAACTTTGTTTTGAAAGTTACGAATATTATCTAGGAATATGCGACCGTCTTGAGCAGCTTGGATAAACCGAATTTTGTCGTCATAGGCGAGACCTTGAACTGCTTTTTTGATTGATGGCTTATTGAGAAGTTCTTCGGCAGGTACAAATTCTTCGACTCCTTCTTTAGCAAGTCGTGGATTGCTACTCAGCCTCATTACATCATTTCCAGATAGCCTCTCCATTACGTTTGTTAGCTGTTGAAGATCATTGTTTCTGTGAATCTTGAATACGCTTGCGCCCCGGATACGGTATTTCTTTAATAGTCGATCCCAGTCCCGAAATCCCGTGTCAAGCCAAATTCGACCAGCATCATCAGTTCGCTGAGTGGTCTCAATTATTGAATTAGTCGTAGCCCCGATCACCTGACCCTGATCGACTGTGTTGGCTATCCTGCCGGGGTCAAGCCTAAAGGCTGTTCTGGAGCCTATATCGTTTAGATTCTGCTCAGCGACATCTTTGAGCATTTCTTTTGTCGGGATGATTTCTTTGCCCGGCATGGCATTTACAAACGCATTTTCACCATCTACTCGCTCGCCACCAGACGCAATGATTCCTCGCAAATTAGACCCAGCAACTTGTACTTTGACTTCAGTGTTCGGCATGAACACAGCGCCTAGAGCGTTGTCTGCTTCTTCAGGAGAATTGATTTTGTAAGGCGCTCCCTTTGAAGGCTGTATTCGCGTAGCTCGTTCTACCTCAAGCTGGCTTGACTGGGTAGCTTGATTGGTTCCAGGTACGGGGTACTCGAGACCTTGCTCCACAGGATCGCCCCTGCCAACGACAGGATCGACGGCATTTGGATTTACTCCTTGACCACCAGTAGACATCGTGCCACGATTTGGATTTTGTGTGCTTATATTTTCTGCTACTAGCCTTGCAAGTAGGTTGTCGGGCAGAGCTGCGACTTCTAATGGCGTGTATGGACCACGGAGATTATTGATTGTGCGCTCAGCTATTTCACGGTTGTTGCCGATCGAGTAATCAGGAGGATTCTGTGTGCCGACTTGCGGTATACGTGATGCCTCAGAGAACTCCCTAGTTGTCCCTTCTGCATTGAGACTGCCTCTAGGAGGCTCTACTATGCCTTGCTGCAAGATCACTTCATCGTTAGCGGCAAGAAGTTCCTGACGCTTGGCTTCTTTCAACTCTGCCGCGTCTTCGAGTTCTATTCCTTTAATATTTGCGTCGTAGTCAAGCAGCTCATCACGTTGCGATCGCAAACTCTTAATGTCGCTGAGTAGCCTAACCACGCCATCGTAACCTTCTGCGATGTAATCAAGACCCCATTGTTCGGGAACTTCATCGGTATGTTCGAGATTGATCGTGTAGTTACGTTTCTGCGACAAAGCACGACGCTCAGCGCCAAAGACCTTGTTCACCATACGATCGGCTTTAAAGTCTTTCGGGTGAGCTTTCTGCGCCCATGTGATGTAATCACGCTGGACAACATTGCCCTTTGAACCAGTGGGAATCAGCCTGACTCCACTATCACCGAAAATCTTGTAATACTGATCGGCGTAGAGTCCTTCTTCGGGGAATCCGCGAGCGTCAAAGACTTCCATTGCGGGAGCCAGTAGCGACTGGTCGATTTCCTCACGAATTGCTTCCATTTTTATTCCAAGCTCATACCCCTCTTGTCCCTCTAACTCCTTTTCAAGTTCATCGACTTTTCTTTCGGCATTGCCAAGAGGAGTGTCGGCGTGGCGAGTTTCAAACAGTGGCGCATTGTCAACGGTTTCACCGTCTTTAAAATCAACCAAATACTCAGTTTCGTCAAAATAAGCATCCATTGCAGCTTGCTCAGCGTCTAGTTCAGCCTGAGTCTTAGGCAAACGCATCTCGCTCTGGGCGAGCTGATCGTCAAATTGCTCAATGCCTTCGGTTGCCTGAGACTCAAAAGTAGTAAGCGTACCGTCATCGTTGAACCCATGTTGTGATTCGTATTTAGGGTCGGCAGCAACTGGCGGTTCTGGTGCGGCTGGTGTTAGTCGTGACTCGATTGCAGCTCTATCTGCGGGCTTACGAGTTTGTTTATTAGCTGAGGTGTAGAACGCCTCATCGCCTTCGATAAGGTCAATACGAACCCTGTCACCCGCATCGTTGTATACAAACGCATTGTCGCCTTTAGCAATCTCATCCGTGACTGGACCAACACGCTCGCCGTCTTCGTCAAGAATGTCGATCCATGACCCGCCTGTATTTTTCGGGTCATGGCGAACAACATAAGTCCAATCATCGTCAGCATCAGCATTTAATCGTGCTGCTGCCTCATCAGCGGACTTCGGAAGAAAAAGGGCTGACGGAGGTTCAATGACACCGCCAGCCCTAGCGACTGGCTCAGCTGGCGTTTCTGGAGCTTCTACATATTTCTTGCCGTTGATAACGACTTCATCGGCTGGTGCTGGCGGGGCAGCGGCGGCTGCCTCCAGCGCTTGCTCTCGATCGCCAGAGTCCATAAGCCGATCCATCATTTGCTGTGGAGTTGGCTCGTCGGCGGCAGCAGCAGCCGTGCCTGTGGCTGGAGTGGTGGGTTGATCGACAATAGCTGATTTCGGAATATCGCCACGATGCACAATGCCTGATTGCTCAGAATACATGCTGTTATTGTCTAATTTAGAAATATCAACAAGAACAGAACTTTCCCCATAATCTTTAGTCGGAGATAGCCAGATGCCCTTTATGTTCACATCACCCAAAATTGCTTTAGCTTCCTGCTCTTTTAGGATGTAAGCATTTAGCCCTCCGTCTTCTGGACGCGAATTGTCCTTCAAAATCTTACGGGCACTCGCTGATACCGGAACTTTAGATGGTGGACTGTGATACCAGTATCTTGGAAACTCCTCCATAGAGCCTTGATTGATGCTCAACGCATCTTGCGGTGAACCTGAACGGGGGGTTTTTACAGCAGGGTCTAAAGCTAACTTTTCATCAAGGTCAACCACACCACTATCAGCAGCAGCAGCCTGTCGTAACGGGGCATCCTCGCCAGTCGCAGTCAGATCAAAGCCGCTCTGAACAGTACGAGCGTCTACGATGTCCTGCTCGGTTCTCGCTGCTACGACACCACCATCGAGAGTTGCTTGCCCCGACGTTGGAATATCGTCAGTCGCAGTTATGTCAAAACCGCTTTGCTTAGTGCTAGCGTCGATAGCGTCCTGTTCTCTAGCGGCTTGTGCAATTTCCTCTTTTGTAGGCACAACAGCGTTACGTTTTGTGTCTGCAAGTATGCGATTTGTATTTATTTCGTCTTCTTGTAAAACTTTGTACTCATCAGCCCATGTTGGACCTCGATCAGCGGGAGGCATGTCTTCATATTTGCGTGTTTTACTGACAGCGATATTAAATTGCCTACGCGCAGCCACGACAGCAGGATCGTTTTTTACCAACTCAGCATGATCGTTTGCAGAGAGGGACTCAGCTCTCTGCTTTAGTTTCCATTCTTCAAACTCCGCAGCCCTAACTTGCATTGCTTCGGGCGTAAGCGCTCCATATTCATTAACTTGATTGCGAAGTGGAACAGGGTTGATGTCTGGATTGGCTTTCATTCGCTCGAATTCTTTTACCCAGTTATCGACTGTTGCTGGAGTATCGAGTCCTAGATCATCAGTTAGCCGTGGAACACTTACGCTGGTCTTTGCCCAATTATCAATATCATCGCCGCTGAAGTAGATGTAGTCCTTGCCCTTGTGGACTTTTGCATTGTGACCAGCATCAGCGAGCGCTTTGTTGACGTTTCTAATAGTTACTCGAGGAGCTTTGACTGGCGCAACTGGAGCTGACGGAGCAATGTCGAGTGACTCCCTCTTGTATGTGCCTCGAGGAGGGATTACTTCGTTTTTGTAGTCGAATCCAGAGCGAGTAAGAGGGGTCTTTGAAACATCATGAGATTTCTCAGCTCTAAGACCAACGAACCCGCCAGTATCAATATCTTTGTAGATGTAGTCGAGGTCTACCAGTTGACCGTTTACCCGATCTACTTTCCACGGCTGAACATCGTCGCCGATATAGACAACTTCACCGAATCTTAGATAGCTAGCATTGCTTACGGTATCCCCAATTTCGTAAGCAAAGTCCGGTTCTGCGAATTCTCCAGCCTCTAAAGCAGCCTTCGCAGCATCTTCTTCCCTAATCCGATCGCTGCGTCTTTGCTGCGCTGTTCGCCCTTCGAGCGGCTCAGGCTGTATACGGTATGGATCGGGACTAGCAGGATCGGGATACAATGGTTGATCTGTGGTCTCCACAATCGGCTTACCGTCCGGTCCAAGCCTGGTCTCAACGCCGTCGATTGTGATTACGGTTCCTTCTGGCGCTTTACCGAAGTCATCGCCGAGGATGCCACCTTCTGGGAGGATTGACTTAGGAGCTACGGTCGGGTCGCCAACCGCTTGCAGCATTTCCTGATATTGCAGAGGAGTTAGGTCGCCATCTTTAAACGCACGATCTATCTTGTCAATTTTTGCTTGCAGCTCTTTATTTATCTCTGCCATACCCCTAGAAACACTAGGAGGCACAGGATCAAGCGCGTTACCTACACCAGCACGACCGACTGCTTCTGCGTATCTTCCAAGTCCACCGGCTCCTGCTATTACCCCTGCTGATAACGGTGTTGCTGCGAGCTTTGCCAATCCACCAGCATCACGTACTTCGCTACCAAAAAAATCAAGCCCAGTTGCACCAGTAATGCCAGAGCCTTGTTGAACAGGGCGGTCGATCGCTCTTAAACCAGATGCAACACCTTCGCCTGGAGTAAGAGCAGTCGCTCCAGATTTAATGCCTCTTGCCACATCAGTTGCTTTGTCTACCTGTTTAACAACTCCAAATGTTCGAGTCCCAGATGCGGGATTCTTCGGGAAACCGCCAGCAAACGATCCAATAATATCGCCCCACATTTCGCCCTTAGAACCGTCACCACCGTTGGCAATATCGATCTGGCGACCAATCTGTGAGAGTGCAAGTCTGCTGGCAAGAGTAACCGGACCTTCAGATGCCTCAAGAATTGCCAAGCCAATCCCCATAATCTTTGCGGGATTCTGACCTGCCTTGAGCTGCCCTTCGGCTCGAGTCTTTCCAGTAGCGGGGTCTATCTCAAGCAATCTCTTAATTCGATATTGGTTACGAGCTAAGTTTTCTTCATCGGTAAATTCACTCGTTGCCTGAGTGCCAATTTCAAATGAGCTTGAACCCATTTCTGCAAGCCAACGCCTAGAGAGAAGCAAGTCTGCTTTGACTTGACCTTCCGTTTTTATAAGATCATTCCACTGTTCTGGATCAACAACTCCTAGATCAGAGAAAATACTTGATACAACTTCTCCTTCAGAACGGTCAAGATTGGCGATTGCTTCTTCATTAGAACCTACCCAGTCCTGGGCAGCCTCGCTGCCAAATCGCCAAAGACCCCGAGCTGGTCGCCCGATTGTCTGCCGTAAGCCACGACCTACGGCTCCAGTTGTACGTCCTATCGAGCGATCCCAGAACGATGCGTCAGGGTTGCTTTCTGCAAATAAGTGAGGGTAGTTGCTGCCAAGATTGCGGTCTATTACCCCGTAAAGACCACCGTTTTGGCGCTCCTCAAATGAGGGAGCTTCAATTTCGGAATCCATCTGGTCGAAGACTTTGTTTACTTCGCCCATCTGTGCAGCAACTTTGCCCCAGTTGGGAGCAGCATAGTTGAACTCAGTAGTATCGACACCGAATTGTTCGCCACGCTGCTGCAAAGCACCAAGAGCCACAGCAACATCAGTTGGCATCTTGGTAGGCTGAGCTGCCATTGGGCGAGGCTGCTGCAAAACAGCAAGCGCCTCGGCAACACCAGATGCCAGTGGAGTTACCGGAGCGGCAACAGGAGTACGAGCGGGAGCCACTGGCGTTGGTGGCGCAGCTGGTGGAGGCGCTGGTGGCGCAGCTGGTCTCAGCCCCTCTGGAGAGGATGAGTACCGCTTGAGTTTTTTACGAGTGCTTGAAAAGTCGTTAGCAATCGACTCGAACGCATTGAACGCCATTTAGCCACTCCATCTAACTCTAGGAGCATACCTCTGGTTCTGTTCACCCCTCATGCTAGGCGAGAGGTCTTGGAACTTCTGTAACCACGGATATGAGTCAAGATAGTCTCCGAGCTGTGCTTCTGGGTTACGCGCAAATTCCCCAAGATACTGGTTGTAGACAGAACTTGACTGTCCTCGCCAGTAGTCTTGAAAAGCGTTTGAGCCAGCTATTCCTTGCTTACGAGACTGCCCACCGTAACTAGATGGGATTGCCGTAATCGCAGCTTGAACGCCGACTTGGTTTTGGTTGTCCTCAAGGAAACCTTTTAGGAACGGTGTAAGTGCCATTTAACTTACCTTTTTACCGGGAATTAATATTTCGACGATCGATTACGCCTTCCGAGAAACCGTATCTATCACGAAGGGCTGCAAGCCTTTGGTTGAGGAAAGACTCATTTTGATCGGGGGATAATTGACCAGTAGGAGAAATACTAAATGCCCTTGCTGCTTCTGGAGAAAACATTCGGTTCGCTTGAACTTGCGCCCCTCTACGTCCAAAACGCTTTTGTGCTTGGTTTAGAAACGCTTCGTTAGTAAAATCGCCAGCACCAAATCCAGTCTTGGCGCCAAGATCGTCAAGCACCGCTCGTTGACCTATGCCGCCCATCTGATTCAGTTGGTTTAACCGATTTACACCAATAGGTTCTCCATCTGCGGTCCCCTCGCCAAAGAGTTGATTAGTGTTTTTTAGCCGATTGAGGTAGGCTTCAAATTCCTCACCGACGTTCTTTCCAAACTTCCACTCAGGAACCAACTCTCCAGCTTCGTTTTCCACCATTAGCTGCTTGAGTCCAGTTTCGTCCATAACAGCTGTTCGGTTTAAGTCTGCATTGCTACTCATTCCCCAGTTAAGAGCAGCTTCTTTCCACTTTCCAGCAAGCCAGTCTCCATAAAGATTTCGACCAGCTTGAGGAATGTTCAGCACTTTTTCGTAAAGAGCTTGAAAATTCTTACCCTCAAGCTGTGCGTCGTTCGAACCGTAATCGTAAACATGACCTGCCTCATGTGGCATTATCTAAACTCCCGCTGGCTGACCGCCGCCTTGAAGCGAGGTCATAAATGCTTGCGCTAATTCTGGGCTTACTTCTCCCAGAATTTGCATAATTTCGTCGATGAGTCCATCACGAGGCGGTGTTGTACCGTCTAGTGCGCCAGCTAACTCCTGAGCTAAATCTTCTCGCCCATACTCTATCAGAGCGTTCATAACTGCTTCAACTACTACCATTTCATCTTCGCTCGGTGGAGCGGTCTGGGTTGGTTGTGCAGCTGGCGCTTGAGGTGCGCCTCCACCTCCACCTTCTCCTGCTAGAGCTTGGCGGTTCTTCATCTCCTCACCTTCAAGCCATTCCATGATGAGCTTAGCACCCTCTGGATCGCCCTGCGCTTCGACGGCTGCTGCCATGCGTCGGTACTTGATCGGCGGGATTTCTTTCCCTTCCTCGGCGAGAACCTTCTGTTCTTCGAGATCAGGGTTCTTCAACTTCATAATTTGTTTACGAGCTGACGATACAGCCATAAGCGGCTGCTTTCCTTCGGCTCGTGGAGTTGATGCAGAGATAGCCATTTCAATCTCGACCTGCTCATCACGAGGCAATCGAGGCTCAACAATGACATCAACGATCCATTCTGGCTTGATGTCCTTCGGCTCGTAACCATTTCGGAAGAACGTGTCGGTCATTGGGTTGTCGCCGTACAACTCGATCTTCTTGTTGCCTATTGCTTTGTTAGCGAACTGGCTAAGAAGCTCCTCTGAGAGCCACTGATACGCCTCTCTCAGTAGGTGAGTTCTTGGGGAGTAAGCGGAACGGGTAGCTTCGATACGGATTGCGAGCGCTCGACCAGACTCCGCAGCTGCCGATCCTCCGTAGGCAAGAGGATATGGGAGAGTGGACTGTTGCCAATCGTGATCGAGAAGTCCGAGTATTGCTGCCGTTTCTGGAGGAGCTGTCGGAAGTTCGAGAGGTTCAATAGACTCTCCTTCTTCGATAGGAATTGCTTGGAAGCTGGCATACGGATCACCTTTGATCTTTTTGTCGCCCTTCGGAGATTTGTGAACCAACGACCCTGCAACGGATCGCTTGGCGGTATCCATGAGCTGAGAGATATATCGGTTACGAGGCTCGATCACACCACGAGCTGCTGTCCATACGGACTCGCCCTGATACTCGAGAGTGTTGTGAACTCCGATGTTGTCGCCAGAGAAATCTTTATTTTGAATATCAGGCATATCGCCGACGTTGCCGACAAATACTGGAACGTGACCTATGTTGTGGTCGGTAGGTTCCTTGAGCCAGGTCGCATCAACTAAGACCATATTCTGATCTTTCGTCCAGAAGTCAGTTACCATGCCGTCTTTGCCTTCGATCTTCACGCCGTATTCGGAGTGAATCTGCGAGCGAGTGGCTTTTCGTTGGTGAGCGACCCAGATAGCTCCGTCAACGCCATCTTCCCAATAAACGTGCATTGGGTCCCATACTTTAACGTCAAACTTAGTTTCGGTTTCGTTCATTGGGACGTACACGAGCGCTCGCATTACAACCCACCCACGAATACCAGAAAAGAACGCTAGTTGACGGCGTAGAGCCTTCTGGCGAGTCTTGCGCCCGAGTCGATCGATATGGTTGAGCGCACCTTCTAGGAATAACTCTGCCTCGTTTGCGTCAGCTCTTTCTTCTTCTAGTGCTTCTTCGCCTGTGTTCACATGAATAGTTAGAGCCGCTCGGTTTACTCCGTCAACGATCTTGTCGAAAAAGTTTTTGGGAGCTGAGCTGGTGTAACTCTCATATCCTGACTTTGGTTCATAAGGTTGGAGTTGGTAGCCTTGCTCGAAGTCTTCTTGAAAGCGGTCGCGAAGTCCTTCGAATTCATTTTGGGCAATCTTGATTGCGTCCATGATTACACCAGGATCGTCCCAAAGCCCTTCTTCGGCTTGGTTTGCGTCGTATTGATCCTCAGCTGATGTCTGGGGAGCTTTTGTCTTAGCTTTCGCTTTCGACTTCGTTTTCGTTTTGGTCGCCAAAACTGTATATCTCCGTAACTGTGGATTGTATCGCCGCATCGTTTCGGAGCTGCCAACAGCCGCCTACTGCGATCGGGTAATCATCGTGTGTTCCGACGAGTGCTTCGACTCGCCCATTTTTCTGAGGGTTTCGGATCACTGTCATAAATTCTGCAACACCATCCCGAGCTGGAATAGTGATGTGGTGCTTGTGAATAGCTTGAATCAAATCGCCGTAGAGTGCAACACGGCTTACATCGTCAGTGTGCCATCCAACCTTACCGCTAGGTTTGCCGTCACGCGTCTTTCTCTCGTAAAGATTCCGGTAGCCCATTTCTTGAGCTGTTCGGATGGTGGTGATGCCCCAGTCGTTGTCTTCTATGCCCCAAAGCGGATTGTAGTATTCATCAAGGAGATTGAATGAGTGCATTGCGAATTCTTGAGGCGGGAGGAGTTTGCTCTTGATATCTGCAACTATTACCCCACTTGCTACGTCCATGACGCACGTAATGGCTGCGTCACCGCCAGTTCCGTGAGAGGTGTCGCTAAACGCCACGTATCGCCTACCTGGAGCTGCGAGCTGCCACACTCGGACGATCCCGTTCTCACGAGTCTCAAGAGGCTCTTTGGTTTCATGCTCAAACATATAGTCGAGAACTTCTTGGTCGAACGCCGCCATGACTCGTGAAGGTCTGAGTGCTTCTTCTTCAGTGTTTGGGTACTCCTGCTCCATGTAAAGCAGCGCTGACATTTCAGCGGTCTCTGGAGCCTCGGATTCTACTCGGTCGTACCACGCTTGATTTCGATTCGGTCGGACTTTCCAAGAAAAGAACTTTGAAACGAATCCATTGTGCTTTGCGCCTTTTACTACCGGAGCGCCACCCTTGCGAGCGTTGCGGTAAATCTCTTTGAACATCGACAACATTTTCTTTTTGTTGACGGTTGAGATTTGAATGAGTTGCCCATTACCACTATCGATCGTAGGTTTTACAGCTGCGTAGTTCTCATCGATGTTGTCGTGGAAGTCTGCCTCGTCTTGGATAACGAGTGATGCGGTTTCAGATCGTCCAGCTTTCTCGGTTGACGGAAGTGCAACAATCTTCGACTTCATATTCGGGAATTCGATCGTGG